CAATCAACGAAATCGAAGGCTTTCCGATCACTGTAAGGCATTCGATGCGTGAGCAGGTTTCGTACAAGCTCGGCGGCGTCAAGCATGATGATCATCCCGTCGAGCAAGCCCCCAAAGAGACAACGCCCAAAGGGCCAACCCAAGGGCAGAAGCTAGCCGAGCGAACCATGAACGCGATTTGGGCGGCGAATGATGCGATGAACAGAACGCCAGTTATTAAGGATTGCTTAACAACTGAATTCAACCCTTCGGAAATCCCGAATAGTTCGAGTGAGTCGCTGACGGTTGGCGATGCGGTGCGATTTGTTTCGCCCGGTCATGATCGGCACGGGACGAAAGGCGCCTTAAAATCGATCCACCACGGACCGAGGAATGCTTACCTATTCGTTTCCGATTGCGGCCAATTCCATCGCTATTGCGCAATCGCGGAATTGGATCGAGCCGACCAATCCGACCCTATCGACATCAAAAGCTCGATGCAATCGCTCGACGGCGCCGACACGATTCAAGCGGGTGATTTGCAATGGACCGACAGAGACGGCAAATACCGGCTATGCAATTTCACGATCGGGATGCGGGTACACGAAGCAATCCAGCGGGGCAAGGCTCACGGCGAAAAATGGGTGTTCTATCGAAAGTTCAGGGAGGTGGGCGAATGAAGATCAGGCAAGCAAGGAAAATCTTTCGGCGTGCAGTATCTGGCCGGAAGGCGAACGAGTATTTTTCACGAATCAAGTTGCAGACCTACGACAAGGCTCTTGGTTCTAGGTATGCAGAAGCGATGAGGATTTTGCGCGAGCGACGAAAGGAGGATGGCGAATGATCTATTTAGGCATCGACCCAGGGCCGGTTGAAAGTGCGTTTGTGTGGTGGGACTCAGTAGCCGAGAAGGTTATCCGGCTAGAATCGATTCCAGCGTTTGGCATTGATTCGCTTACGATCGGGCCGCTACTCAAAGGCGTCGACTTTGTTTCCATCGAATGGATCGAGTGTTTCGGGATGGCGGTAGGCCAAGAGACATTTCGCACAGTGGCAGGTATCGGCTGGTTCGCATCGCTTTTGTACGATCGCACTTGGTCAATTCGACTTGTCCCGCGTCGATCAGTTAAGATGCACTTGTGCAATTCGATGCGGGCCAAAGATGCCAACGTCCGGCAGGCTCTTATCGATCGCTTCGGAAAGGTTGGGACCAAGAAACAACCGGGCAAGCTCTACGGCGTTGCGACTCACTATTGGGCGGCTCTTGGCGTGGCGGTGTACTCGGCTGACGTATTCGACCCGTCGCAGTTTTGGATCGAGGATTTGAGGAACAAGGCAGGAAAATAATGGAACGCAAGAACATTTCCCAGCCCGAGGAAGCTTGGGCGGCATGGGACAAGCAAGCGGCGGCGATGGATATAACCCTGAGCGGGCTCATTTTCGAGGCAATGAACGAGCATCTTGGGCTATTCCTGACGCGCAAAACCAAAAGGCGGCCAAAGTCCAAGCCGGTGGCTCCGAAGCGGCAAAAGCGAAATTCGTGGCCCCGGTGATTGTCAAGCCCCCTGACGGTGGATAAGATGTTGGAAAGGAGAAAAATCATGAACTTAGGCGAACTTGTCAAAAGCAAGCGATTTTGGGCGGCGGCGGCTACGATTGCCGTTGTCGTTTTGAAGGATCGCGTACCGTTGTCCGAAGATCAGATCCAGCAACTTGTTTGGGTTATCGGGGCTTGGATCGTAGGCGATTCGGTCCGACCCCTGCCCAAGCCCGACGAGGTGGCATCGTGATTGGATTACCACGGCTCCAAGAGCTAGCCAAAAAGCACGAGTTCGATTTTGCTGACGCTTTCGAGGAAGCTGGCGGTAACACCAGGGCGGCTCGCAGAATCCTTCGGTCGAAACTTAGGGGCGTCTACGGCATCGACCCCGCGACGATTGCGATGATTTTCGCGTTGATTCAACTGGCGTTCAAGGTCTGGAAATGGGCCAAGGACAACGGCTATCTTTCGTCTTACAATCCGTCCGATGCCCCAATGGGGTACATCCTCCAAACGGCGTGGGATGCGGGCGAATTCGACGATGGTGACGACGAAAGCGACGACGAATAACCCCCCTAGCCAACCCGAACTTTTCCGATGTATGGGGCTCGGTGAGTTGGCAGGGGGCAAATACGGAGAGACGGATGAAAGCGAAACTAGAAAAATTGATACTGCAATTAACGCATCGGCTATGGAATCGGCAGATATCTAGGCTGATTTGCAGGGCCTACAGCGACGGCAAGATAAACTCTCGGCAACTGCATGAGATCCTGGCAGATTTCGACCCTACGCAAAAGCACAAGGTCTACTAGTGACGATGGCGAAGAAAGAAAACAACTGGATTCCTTGGGCTATCATCGCGGGGCTAGTCCTCTACGCGGCTAGCCAACAACCAAAGGGAGGGGGTGATCCATCTAAGCCTGCCGGGGTGACGGCCGTAGTCCGGTCGACGATTCCATCGATCAGGGCGGCTTACAAACAAGCCTTTCTCGATGCGGCGGCGAAGATCGAAGCGGGTGAAATCGCCAACCAAGAGCAATGGACCAAGTTCATCTCGGACAATGCGGGCGGCAAGAATCGCGAGGCTCTCGACAAGGTTTACTCGGCGATCGATCAATTAAATTTGCCGGTGACGTTCACTGGCAAGGAATCCGAGATAGCGAAAATCAATCGAGAAATAGCGGGGGCGTGGTAAATGACTGAAATCGGACTACTCACTTGGTACACCGTTCAATTGGTTCTATGGGCAGGGCCTTTGGGCATCGCGGCATTCTTGACAGCGATCGCGGCAGGATCGTTCTACGCAGGCTACTCGATGCGACCCAAGCGAAGCGATAAGCCGATGGGAGCCGCGAAACTTGATCATATCAAATACGATATACTTCCCAATGGAACACTAGGCCCAGGCGACCCAAGAGGGCTGGAGGGGCCGGAATGAAACGGGCAAGGCGGATATCGGCGGTTGTGGCTTACGTCTTCGTTTGGTTCGTGTTTCTGCCGTTTGCAGTTATCAGAGTGTCGACGGAATGGCTGGTTGATAGCTTGGCTATTCCCATGCTCGAAAGCCTGGAGGTAATCGCCAATGACGACTGAGTTCACAGGCTACGACCCGACAATCGAAAACCGCGACGAGATCCGAGCGACTTCGACCGAACTTGGGTTTCGCGTTGGCGATTATGCAGTCCCGGAAGAGATCGACCCTCGGCCATTGATGAGGCACGACAAGCAACTTAACATGAGTTCCTGCCAAGGGTTCAGTCTTGCCAATGCTTGCGAATATGTTTGGGCATTAGCCCAAGGTGGCTTTTCTGCCGAGCGTCAACTATCGACGCTATTCGCCTACCTCGAATCCCAGCGGCTCGACGGCGGCAGGCTATTTGGGGTCGATAAGGGCTCGACAATCAATAGCGGGCTAAAGGTAGCAACGACGATCGGAATGTTGCCCGAGTCGGATTTGCCCTATCGGACACCCTATCCAAACAACGCTCGAACGATCGTAACCGACGCAATGCGGGCTAAGGCAGGCCAGTTCAAAATCCGTTCGCATACTTGGCTAGATTCGTATGATGCAATCTTCCAGTATCTAGCTAGCGGCGTCGGCGCGGTTCACACCGGGACACTCTGGAATGATTCGTTCTACGCCAGCGATGGCGTACTCAGATCAATCAGCCTTCGCGGTGGCGGCGGACATGCTACGGCGTGGCTCGGCTACTCGAAACGCAAAGACTCCAAGGGCCGGAACTATATTTGGCGAATCAACAGCCACAACGATTCTTGGACCGAAATCGCCCCAGAGGTTATCGAGCAACTCTGTCGGCACGAACACACCACGATCGTCGGCGTATCGGATTTGTCTACGCCAGGGCCAAGGGCAGTATCTTGGAAGGAAGCGAAGCCACTAGGATGAACGAAAAAGGAGGGCCGGTAATCATGGTTGCTTTGTTGTTTGGATTGTTTTGGCTTTGTAGTGAACCGGCTAAAGATCCGACGCAATGCGATTTGACGGACTCGAAGCCGTTGATCGAGGAGGTGGCGAAGGCTAAAGACTCAATAATTCTTGACGCAGCAAAAGACGCGGCGGTTTCCATTTCGCTTGCTCGATCGCTCACAGAAAACCATATTGCCGACGCCAACAAAATGGTCGATCCCATGCCAAGCCCCTCGGACAAGCCCCACGAAAAGACTAAGCGCGAAATCCTGATTTTCGTCTCTGCGAATTGCCCCCCGTGCGATCGATGGAAGCGGTGTGAAATGCAACGTTTCATGGATGCGGGCTGGGCGGTCGGAATCGTCGAGGTTCATTCCTACGGGCTCACGCCGACCTTTGAAGTCGAGTCCGGCGATAAGAAAGTGACACTGAAGGGCTACACAACGCTAGAGCAAGCAGCGGAGGCGGTGCGATGAATCTATTGGCTCAACTGTCGCAAGAGGCTCAATTAGGCGTTACGACCGCACTGCTAACCACGATGGCGGGAGTAATCACAACGCTGTTTTTGTGGCTTATGAAGTCAAATGCAAAGACGCAAGACAACCTGGAAAAGCTTGCGATTGAAACCAAGGCAGACCTAAAAGAGTGCCGAGAGGATCGAGACGTTTTGCACAGCAAGTTCCATGAGCTGGCGATGCAAGTTGCTCAGGTGAAAAGGAATCAGTAGATGCAAGCACTAATCGACGAGCTTTCAAAGCCCGAATACGCTTCTATGAGCGACCAAGCGGCAGCGGACGCGATCAACGCCAAGACGGTGACGATTCGAAAGCCTGTTGACCTTTGGATGGTAGTAGAGCATTCGTCTCGGAACGGCTACAGGGCCAAGTTGGAGCTTGCAAGGACAAACGGCAATCATCCATGCCAGGAAACGGCAATCAACATTCTTGAGTACATCAATTCGCCAAGACTCCAAACGGTCGACATGGATTTGCCGTCTACGCGCGGGATGGTGCAAGCCTTGATTCAATGCCACTTCGCTACGCAAGCAATGGCCGATGAACTGCTAGCTTTGGCAGATCAGACCGTTCGATGGGTCGACCATAACGGCATCGGCACGCTAGGCGTCGGGTTGGTTCGCAATGCTCGAAAGAAAATGGGGGTCCAATAAATGCCCGACATCAAAATTGCCTACGGCTCAGCGTTTGACCTGACGATCACTTTGGCTAGTCTGGCTAGTGATACCAACCTGCTCGATGGTCGAGAATCGGCAGCGATCGACAACACTACCGATAAGATGCTTGACTACCTCGTCAGCGGCAAGATCACAACAGGGACAAGCCCAACGACAGCAAGATCAATTCAGATTTGGGCGGTTGCTTCCTTCGATGGAACAAGCTGGCCAGATGTGTTTGACGGGACCGATTCGGCTGAATTGATTAGCTTGGCAAACGTCAAAAACAGTTCGGTTTGCCGATTGGTCGATGAGTTATCGACGACATCAACTAGCAACGAGGACTACTATTTCGCAGGCGTTTCGATTGCTCGGTTGTTCGGCTCAGTGCCTCCTAAATTCGTTTTGTTCGTGACGCATAATACGGGCGTTGCACTTAACGCAACGGCAGGAAATCACGTTATCCGAGTCCAGCCAGTCTACAGGACCGTTTAATGCCAAGCCTACCACGATCGCATCGTATCGTTGGCAGATGGGTACCTTCAGCGGGCGCGACGGGCTTTCGTTTAGTCGATCGCGTTCGCTCGAATCATGGCACGCTAACCGGCATGGACCCGACTAGCGATTGGGTGGTAAACGGTGGTAAGGGCGCGTTAGATTTCGATGGCTCGAATGATTTTGTATTCGCACCGATCCCGAACCTGTCTGGGATTAAAGCAACGCTTTCGGCGTGGGTGCGAGGCGTTCCCGGGAGCGGCAGCACCGGCTACATTGTCAGTGCTCCGAAAGACTCAGCCGGGTCCAACGGCATTGACTTTCGGTCTCCGTCGAATGTCATTTTTGACGTTGTGATGCAAAGCGGATTAGTTGCGTTGACCTCGGGCGTAGATATTCGCGGCTCATGGAATCACCTGTGCGGTGGTTGTGACGGAACGAGAGTATTTTTTTTCGTGAATGGGACCTTAGTTGCGTCTCAGGCAAATACCGGAACTTTAGACACTGCGTATACATCCAGCGAAATCAATCTCGGTCGATTCGGTTCGTTCGGTGCGTTTGCAGCGTGCCAAATCGATGATGTTACCATTTACAACACCGGATTAACTGCTAACGAAGCACGCGAAATTTACCGGCTCGGGCGTGGCTACGGCGTATTCCCCGAGCCTGATTTTGATGAAGGGTTTGCAGCGGCATTTAACAGACGACGAAGAGTCCTACTAACGGCAGGGTGACATGCTAGCAAGACAATCCACAGCCTTAACCGTCATCGTCGGTCCAATCCTAGATTCCACAGGGGCAGAATACGCATCGGCGGTAATCGGCGATCTTTCGATCAGTAAGAACGGCGGAACGCTGACGGCAATGGCATCGGCAGCGACGCTTACCTATATCGACAACGGCATGTATACGCTTGTCACAACGACGGGCAATATGGACACGCTAGGAGCGGTTCAGGTCACTTGCAACAAGGCTACCTACCAGATGCCAAAAATGGAGCGAAACGTTGTTCCAGCGAGCGTTTACGATGCGATTATAGCTAACGCGACCAACACAACAGGCGGCTTACCAGCAGCAACCGGGACAATCTCGGCTCTTGCAGGAGCGGTAAGCACACTGACGGCCGGCGGCGTGAGGACGGAGCTTGCAACGGAGCTAGGTCGAATCGATGCGACAATCGGAAGCCGAGCGACGCAAACCAGCGTTGACGCGATCGATGATTTCATCGATACCGAGGTGGCGGCGATCAAGGACAAGACTGATTTGATTGTGGCATTTCCGGCCAACTTCGGAAGTCTCGATATCACGGTCGGCGGGGCAATTGCAGAGCTTGGGGCTGGTGCTCTCACGGCTAACGGCGCAGGCGATTCGATCGAGACTTACGTTTGGGGTGCATTGCTTGCTAACCACACAGCAGCCAATAGCTTTGGGGCTCGGATCATTCGGTCGGCCAACTCGAACAACACGGTCCAGGTGACCGGCGGCGGCAGTAATCATATCTTCGCAGTGCTTCACGATGCCGAGCCGAATTCGATACCAGAAGATGCTTTTGTTGATGGTGCGTTGTCGGCTCGGGCTTTGGCAGCGGATGCGCTTGGCGAAATAGCCGATGGCGTTTGGGATGAGGCAACCAGCGGACACACAACGGCAGGCACAACGGGCAAGGCTCTTATCGATTCAGGGGCAGCGGGTAATCCTTGGTCGACCGATCTTGCTACAGGGTACAGCGGGACTGAGGCGGGGAACATTCTAAATGAAGTTAAGGCCAAGACCGATACGATCACAGGCAATCAAACGATCAACGTCTACCCTGTGTCGGCGTCGACCCCTGAGAGAGTGGCCGGAACTACGATTACGTACTACCGAAACGAAATCCGATCGGTATCGGTGGTTACTGATTTCACTCTGACAAACCTAACCTTAAGCTTTACCATTGAGGATGCCGAAGGGACTGACCTACTGACGATTGCTAACGGCTCGATCACTCGATCGAACCAGACCTTTACCGTATCGATTGGTACGGACGTCACTGCGAGCGTCGGCAATAAGCGGTGGGCATTGCGTGACATTACCGGCGGGACCAACAGCGTAATAGCAAGGGGCGTCTTTAGCGTCCAGGAGGCAGCAAGCAATGGCTAAGCTCTGCCGATGCGGAAAGATTGTTGCCGATCGATGCGAGTGCCAGGGCGGTGCGAGTACGCAACGTCGAGACACTACGGCCGAAGGGCATGGCACCGATCACAGGCGAGCATCGGAACGGTACAGAGCAAAGCATCCATTGTGCGAACGGTGCGTTATGCTTTATGGGGCGATTGATGCCAAGCCGTCGGAGGACATGCACCATATTCACAGCATTCGGAACGCTCCCCATCTGAGGATGGACTGGAACAATTGGCTTGCCGTTTGCGGCCCCTGCCATGAGGCTATAGAGGGCCGAGAGCTAGAGGGTATGGAAATCAAAGCGTGGTCGGTGCGCTTGTATAGCGAAACGCTAGAGGCGTCCAGCGGGCCAAACCCGGGGGTATGCGAAAAGCTTATACCTTACGGCGTCGATCCTTCGTTATCGCTTTCGCGAGTCTCCGCAAAATTGGAGGTTTGAGCATGGTCAAGGGCCGAAAACCGCTTTCCAACGCTACCAAAGAGGCATCAGGTGCATTTATCAAAGACCCGCAGCGACGCAACGCAGATGAGCCAAAACCGAAACTAGGAAGGCCGAAGATTCCAGCGGCGGTGGAGGACGATCCGACTGCAAAATCCCGCTGGCACTGGGTTTGCGATCAACTCGAATCCATGAACCTCCTGGCCGTGACCGATCAGGGTCTAATCGCTGGGTATTGCCTTGATTATTCGATGATGCTTGCCTTGTGGGACACTATCAAGGGCGGCAATGTCTCGGATACGGATGAAAAAGGGCGGACTAAACTCAAGCCCGAGGCGAATCAATTCCACACCTACAGCGACCGGATCCTAAAACGGGAAGCAGAGTTAGGCTTAACCCCATCGAGCCGATCGCGACTCAAGGCCCCACAGACCGAAGAGGAAGACGAATTCGCCCAGTGGCTAGCGAGGTCAACAAGTTGATCGCAAGTGGCATCCCGCTACGTGTCGAGGACTACTGCCAAGCCGTCGAAGACGGTTCGGTAGTTGCTTGCGATCGCGTCAAGGATGCCGTCCTCCGCTATCGGCTGGACATGGGCAGGCAATCAACGCCGGACTTCCCGTATTACTTCGATGCGGTTAAGGCAGCTAGCGTCTGCGAATTCTTCCCGCTCATCCTTCGGCATTCGATCGGGGAGTATGCGGGCAAACCGCTGACCCTTGAGGATTGGCAGATTTTCGGGCTATGGAATATCTTCGGATGGCGGCGCGATGAGGATCGGACTAGGCGGTTTCGCAAAGTCTACTGGTCGATGGCCCGGAAAAATGGCAAAACTACATTCGTAGCGGGACTGTCTCACTACCTAGCGATGGCCGATATAGACCCGCGAACAGGCAAGCCGGAAGCTATCGGGCAGATCCTCCTGACAGCGACCAAGAAAGAACAGGCAAACATCGCTTACGGCGAATGCGAACGGATGGTCCAGCAATCCAAGACCATGCAAACGCGAACCGACATCCGGAACGAGACGATCACGTACACGCACAATGGCAGCTATATCCGCAAGGTATCCTCGGACAAGCCTTTCGACGGATTGAACCCGCATTGCGTAGTCATGGATGAGGTTCACGCATGGGGCCAACACCATCGGAAATTCTACGACACGATGGTTACGGGCAGCGGCTCACGGTCCCAGCCTTTGCATGTCATTATCACAACCGCAGGGGATGATAAATCCGATTTGTGGCTACAGGAATACAACTATGCTACCAACGTGGTATCGGGCGTTAGCAAGGACGAAACCCTATTCGTTCTAATCTACGAGCTAGACAAAAACGATGATTTCGAGGACGAATTGACTTGGATTAAGGCCAATCCGAACCTGGGTATTTCAGTTAAGCGGGAGTACCTTCGCGAACAGGTCAACAAGTTTCGCCACACCGCAATCGGACGGAATTTGCTCGATCGTTTCCACGGCAACCGTATCGTATCATCGACCGAAAAAGCGTTCGACCTTGAGGATTTTGAGCGATGCGTTAAGCCCTACTCGGACTGGTCGCAGGCCGACGGCTACGGGGCTGGCATTGACCTTGGAGCACGCGACGACTTAGCGGCTTACGCTCTTTGTGCTCGATTCCCGATCGACATTACAGACGACGGTAAAACAATCTACCGCTATGAAATTCGGACCAAGGCTTACATCGCGGCGAATTGCAATCGCGACTTGACGGCGATGCCTTTTTCGCAATTCATCTTCGATGAGGAAATAACCAAGGCGACCTATCCTATCGAGGATCTTACCGAATCGCTCTTGGCAGACCTTGAGGCCAACGACATTGGGACGGCGGCGTATGACCCATACAACGGGCAGCAACTCGGAGAAAAGCTAACTAAGGCGGGCGTCGTCGCGGCTCGAATGGCGCAGAACCAAGCCAACTTCAACGAGGCTATTCGCGGCTTTATCGACTTAATGAAAAACGGGCGGCTAGTATTTGCCGACTCAAAGCTACTACGCTGGTGCGCGAATAACGCTATAATTGCCAAGGATCGGCAAGATAGGTGGATGTTTGACAAGGCCAAAAGCAAAGACAAGATCGATCCGATCGTTGCGGCGGTTATGGCTTATCGAATCGCAAGCCTACAGCCTGAGCGATCAACCGGGAAACTTTACGTCATTTAGGAGCGAATGAATGGACATGCTTTCTCGATTGGTTCAATGGGCTGGATTCGGCTGGGATGTTAATCCGGCTAGGGTCGGCATCAAGGATGCAATGGGCATACCTCCGGCGTTCTTCGCCCACAACAAGCTTACCGGGGACTTTGCTAGGCTACCGATCGACGTAAAAAAGGTGGTCGGCAAAGGAGCTGAAAACGACCTCAAGCATGATGGCTACAGGCTACTGAGGAAACAGCCAAACAAGATTCAAAGCCCCACGGTATTTAAGCAGCAGCTATTGAGCCATGCAATCATGCGGGGCAATGGCAGAGCGGCAATTATCCGCAACGGCAGCGGCGTCGAGGAATTGATTCCTATGATGCCTGAACGAACCTGGACGGTAATTCATGAGGGCTTGAAGTACCATGCCTACAAGCCTGAAGACCAAAACAAGACCGAGCTATTCGATACCTACGATACCGACAATAACGGCTACATCGTATTTCGAGACTCCGACGTTTTGCACATAAGCGGCTTTTCCTGGAATGGCGTTGACGGGCTAGGATTGCTGGACTTGGCGAACGTGGTTTTTAGTACATCCAAAGAGGCGATAAAGTTCCAGAATCAGCAAATCGCAAAAGGCTTTCGGGCTAAGCTATTCCTGGAAGCCCCTCCGGCAATGTTTCGCAGCGAATCCGACGCAAAAAAGTTTATCGATGCGTTTAATGCGTCCGAGGCAGGATCGGATAACGCTGGCAAGGCTGGACTATTGCGCGAAGGCATCAAGGCCAACGCGGTTTCAATGTCCAACTCAGACGCTCAATTCGTCGACCTGCAAAAGTTCAACCGAGCGGATATCGGTATGCTCTTTGGTCTTGAGGGAATGCCCGGCGATGGCGAAACGGATTCGTACAACTCCAGAGAGCAAACGCAGATAGCTTACCTTCAATGCCTTGATCGATGGCTAGTCCAGTTCGAGGAGCAATGCGATATGAAGCTCTTGACCCCACTGGAAATCAGAAAAAACAAAGCGTACTTCAAGTTCAACACCGGAGCGATCCTGAGAACCGCCCTAAAGGAAACCATCGACGCGTTCTCCGTGGCGGTATCGTCGCGGATTATGAACCCCAACGAATGCCGGTCTAAGCTAGACCTGAACCCCTATGAGGGCGGCGAAGAATTCATCAACCCGAACATTCAGCGATCGGGTGACGATCCGGAGCCCGAACCAGAAGACACGCCCGAAGACGACCAAGAGGACACGCAAGAGCAAGCCCGAAACGATCGAGCCGTCGAGCAGATGCTTCGGGGGCTTATCAAGACCGAGGGCAATAACGCTATTAATGCATCGAAAAAGGCTCAGTTTGTCGCTTGGATCGGCAAAAAGTACCCGCAATGGGAAGCGAAATTGGCCGACAGTATTGAAGCGATCGGGCTTGACCGTGACCTAGCAAGGATTCACTGCCAGGAATCAACGCGAATCCTAGCGGGATTGGCGGCTAAATACGGTGGTGAATCGCTTCAAAAAGCCGTCGAAACTGAGGTTAAAACGTGGGAAAATCGTCTCTTTAGCTTGAAAGGCTTGCCAGAATGATCGAAGTATTCAACGAAACCAACGAAATCCACCTATCTGGCGTCGTCGGCGATGGATGGGCAGAAGATCCGATCACCAAAGACGGCGTACTAAAGGCCCTCAAGGCTTTCGGCTCGCAAGCGGTGACTATTCGGATCAACAGCCCAGGCGGCGCGGCCGATGAGGGGATTGCGATCCATAACCTACTCAAAGACTACGCAGGGGAGGTTACAACCGTCAACGACAGCCTTGCAGCGTCGGCGGCTAGCGTGATTTTCCTTGGCGGGTCCAAGCGGCTCATGGGTGATGGATCGCGGATTATGATCCATCGAGCAATGGGCATGGCTTTCGGAAACGCGACCGAAATCAAAAAGACGCTAGCGGCACTCGAAAGCTACGATCAATCCCTGGTCGAAATCTACGCCGATTTTCTCGGGAAGGATCCTGTCGAAATCCTAGCCATGATGGATGCCGAGACATGGTACAACGTCGATGAGGCTATCGCTTCGGGCCTTGCAACGGCTCGCTATGGCAAAGACAAAGACGACCGGAAGAAAAAGAAAATGGCATCGCAATTTGACCAAGCTAAAGCGAATTTACTTCAGGCAAAAATGGCTCAGTTTTCAAAACACTTGACAAGCCCGGGCCAGTAGCCTAGATTTATTGCGTCGGCCAGAAGTGCCAACAACTCTGCAACTTATTAGCGGCAGTGACACACGGTAAAAACGATTTTGTTTCCCGTGGCAGTCATGCCGCTATCTTGGTTTAACGACTGCCACACAACCCACAAAGGGCAGTCCAAGTGAAGAGTGCAACGCAGCTACAAAAAGAGATCGAGGCTCTACAAGCCAAAGTAGGAGCGATTCAAGCAATCGCCAAAGAAGACAATCGAGAGCTTTCGACCGAAGAGCAAACCGAGATTGATTCGATCGTTGGCGATGACAAGAACCCTGGCCAAATCACGGCTCTTGCAACGCAACGCGAACGAGCGATTCGGATTGAATCCGCCGTCTCGAATTCGGTTCGACAGGTCCGAGAGACCCAAGCCGACTCCGAGATGACCGGCAAGCCGTTCAAGATTCCAGCGCAGGCAAAGGCCCACAAGCCCCTCGTCGCCTTCAAGGGCGAAGATGCCGAATTAAACGCCTACCGAAGCGGCAAGTACATCCTTGCGACGATTTACAAGGATGCCAAAGCTGAGCAATGGTGCAAGGATCACGGCGTTCAAGCAGTGATGAGCGGCAGCGACGACCTCCGAGGCGGTACGCTTGTTCCCCCTGAATTCGAGAACGCCGTTATCGCGTTGTTCGAGTCCTACGGCGTGATTCCGCGATATTCCAGGCTCTATCCGATGGCATCGGATACCCTGAGCGTACCTCGGCAATTGTCAGACGTTACGGCGTATGCTGTCGGCGAATCTGACGAAATCACGGCAAGCGATGCGACGTTCAGTCCAGTCAATTTGGTCGCTCGCAAGTTCGGTACTCTTACCAGGGTGCCAAGCGAACTCAATGACGATGCAGTTATTTCGATCGCTGAAATGCTCGCTACGTCGATCGCTCGGGCCCAGGCACTCAAAGCCGACACGGCTGGATTCTTGGGCAACGGCGAAGCAACGAATCACGGCGTACAGGGGCTAGCGAACGTGCTGAATGCTGGATCCGTTGTGACGGCTAGCGTCGGCAATACGATGGCAACGCAAACAATCGCGGTGTTTCAAGAGGCAGTCGGAAAGCTTCCTGACTTCCCTGGAATCAATCCGGTGTGGTTTTGTCACAAGGCGATTTGGTCCAACGTCCTCGGGCGTTTGCAACTAGCTTCCGGTGGCAACAACAAAGACGACCTTGGCAATGGTCCGGTAGTTCAATTCCTTGGCTACCCAGTTGTTTTCGTCAACGTAATGCCCAAGACGATTACCGGATCGTCCAAGTTTGCACACTTCGGAGACTTGGGCATGTCGGCAACGCTCGGGATGCGTCGTCGGCTGTCGATTGCTGCGGACGCTTCGCGGTACTTCGAGCTTGACCAAATCGCTTACAGATCCACCATGCGATGGGACTGGAATTGCCACGAGCGCGGAACGGCTAGCGAAGCCGGTCCAATCCTGACGGTCCAAGCAGCAGCCTAATTCACAACCAACAAAGAAAGACACAGGTGACATTTTGAACGACTTGCAACACTGCAAATTTGTCTCGGCGGTCAAGCCGACGGCCATCACGGATAACGCGACGGCTACGGCTGACGTTGTTGACTGTCGAGGCTTTGATTTCGTTACGTTTGTGGTCCAGCTAGGGGCCACTGACATTGCATTGACGGCATTGAAGGTCCAAAACTCGGCAACGAGCGGCGGCAGCTATGCCGACATTACCGGAGCCACCTTCGCAGGCGGTACTGGGCTTGGCGGGGCTACGCTTGCCTTGCCAAGTGCGACCGATGACGGCCAAACCTGCGTTTTCCAAATCGACCTTCGCGGGCTCGATCCGTTTCTGAAATTGGTTGTAACTTTTGGCGATGGGTCAACGGGCGGTTTTTCCGCAGCGGTTGCGATCTTGAGCCGAGCAAAGTTCCCTCCGATCACATCGACCGGAATGGCAGACGGTGACGTTTGCATCGTGGTCTAATGCGAGTCGAGCTACTTAAAATTTGGCAGGGTTTTCCAGTCGGCCATAGGCTGGAAGACCTGCAAGACGGCGTAGCGTTGATACTGATCGAAAGGGGCATCGCCAGTGCGATTGATACCGGAGTTAGTGACAGGGCCGACAGCGGACCCGATCACATTAAGCGAAGCGAAAAAGCAGCTAGAAATCGGCATAAGTGACACGACCCACGATACGCACTTGGCAGGCTTGATTCAGGCGGCTAGGGAGCAGTGGGAGCACGATACCGATTCGGCTACCTGTTTCGCTACGTACCGCATCCGGCTTGCGCAATGGGCCGATGGCGTCGAGCTACCAAAAAGCCCGATTCACTCGATCACCTCGATTCAATACTACGATGGGGCCAACACGCTCCAGACCTATCCGGCGAATCAGTACCAGTTACACGTTGACGCGGTGAGGCTTGCTTATTTGCAAGTCTTGCCCGGGACGGTGGCAAGGTGGGACGCCTGGACGATAACCTACAAAGTCGGCTATTCCGAAGACGGCTCAAAAGTGCCAGCGATCGCCAAAAACGCAATGCTGATGCTGGTCGCTCATTACTTTGAAAATCGCGACATGCTAATGTCCGAATCAATGCAGACTATGAAGCCCTACGAGGCCTTGGTTCTTCGATACATGCGGAGCAGCTACCCGTGAGGACAAAGAACCAGCGCACCGGGGCCTTACGGCATCGATGCACAATTCAACAACCGACAGAAACGGTCGACGCAGCGGGCCAGCCTGTAGTTTCGTGGGCGGCTTACGTTGTCGATGAGCCTTGTCAGTTCACGCCGACGGCAGGAATCGAATCGATGAGGGGCCGACAACTTGAGGCAGGCACAAGGGCGGTTTTTCGAGTCAGATACCGATCTGGCTACACGGTTCAGATGCGAGTTGTTTACCAGGGCGAAACCTACGGGATCACGGCCGTAAACATGGTCGATGGCTTGCGAAACTACATCGATATAATCTGCGCGGCGGTGTTGCCATGAGTACCAAAATCGAAATCAATGAGGATCTTATCAAGCAGATCGGCCAAATCCCCTTGATGCTTCGCAATGCTCCGTTTGGTCGATGCCTTGGAGCCTTTGCAAAGCCTGTTGCGGCGGCTTGCGAGGGTCACGCCCAATCATCGAGGGCTACAGGATCGCGGCTAAAGTGGTCCAAGAAATTCAAAAATAACGCAGCGTTCCAAAACGATTCAAGGCAGCATTTTAGCCACAAGGTTTTTAAGGGCGGTATCGGCGTTGTCACTGGAGCGACCTACCCGAAGGGCAATAAACAGCAATTCGTCATGCCATACCGCAAAGGCGAAAGCTACACGCGATACCATTGGGGCAAGCCTGGATCGCCTGTGATTTATACGGGCCGATCCGGTCGGCAATACACCCGAATCAACCGATCGAAAGCGACGGTCGCGACATTCCCTAAAGAACAACGCGCACCCATGCGGGCTTACCGCCAAACCTCGGGAACTGCCGAAGCGGCTTTTGTCGATCAACTGCAAAAGGAAGTAAAGGAGCTACGAATTGGCTAAAAACCTTTCATTGACCGGGACAGTCACGATTGCATCGAGCGGGACCGTATCGACGGCAATTACCATCGAGGGCGGTCGGACGGTGCTTGCACTCAGGACGCCAGCGACGCTAACCGGGACCGAATTCAAGTTCCAGGCCTCGACCGATGGCGATAACTTTTTCGCCTTGTACAACGGATCGACCGAATACGCGGTGACTGTTGCGGCGTCGCGGTACATCGCTTTAAATACCGAAGTGATGGCCGGGGTGCGATTCCTCAAGGTTGTCAGCGGGTCAAGCGAAGCGGCAGCAAGGACGATTAACATTGTGAGCGGGGAGCTGTAAATGTCGGCAATCGGCGAAGCATTGCGAACCAAGCTACTAAGCTATTCGGCGGTATCTACGCTCATCGGGCAGCGTATGTATCCCGATGCGTTGGTTCAAAACGCAACGCTTCCAGCCGTGGTTTACTACGTCACATCGACCGAACGCGAAAGCCACCTACAGGGCCTCAGTAAGCTAGCTCACGCACGATTTACCATTGAATGCTACGCACTGACGCGAACTACGGCAAGTTCGATCAGTCGAGCCATTAGGGACACTGGAATCGACGCCTTTCGGGGCGTTGTTAGTTCGCACACCTTTTGCGGGATCGATTTTGATTCCGGTGATGAATACATGCAGGAGCCGCCAACAGACGGCAATCAAGAGCACAGGTACATAGTTTCGTTTGATATGTTGGTCCATTACAAGGAGCCTTAAACATGGCAGCATTGACAGTTGCAGATACCGGACTCGGAGCGACCATTTCGGGGACCGGATTGATTACTACTCAGGTTGTTTCGATCGGCGAAATGACGATCAGCGTCGATACGCTCGACATTACGAGCCTGGACACAACCGGCTTTGAAGCCCTTCGGCCTTCGGACCTTCGCAAGAATCCAGAGGTTGACGTTGTGTTTAACTGGCTTGGGGCGGCGATTCCGATCACTACCGCGATGATTCCAACCTCGGAGCCTTACGCTGGAATCTCCGTTACGATCACTCTTCCTGGAGCCGGATCGCTCCAGGGGACGGCTTTCGTCAAGGAAGCCAAGACGCCAAAGCTTGCCAAGGGCGAGGTAATGAAGGGCAGCTACAAACTGCAATTCGACGGTGCCACTGACGTTACATTTACTCCTGCGTAAGGAATGATCGAAGATGGTTTTTGAATTGAATCGCCAGCGCGGAATATCGTTGGCTACCGGGATCGAGCGGGATTTGAATCAGTGCCAGATCCGCGTTGGCGGTAAGCTTGTTGGTTATTTGCCGTTTGGTGAATCGCCTCAAATTCAAGCGATTTTTGAATTCCCGCATGATGCTTTGACGGCTGAGGAAATCGCATCGCTCGGAGCACAACTCGAAGCGATCCAAGGCTATCCAGCCAAGGTTCAGCCGCCTGAGCAAGTTTCGCGCACCTTCGTTAAGGCAGCACTCGAAGCAATCGCACAAGCAAAGGGCGAAGAGGACGATGAGTAACCAAGACGAATTCCTTGCACTGGCAAGGCGTGATTTGGCCGTCGAGCCGGTCACGGTCAAGGGCAAGCAGTATTTCATCCATGAGCTATCCGAATCGGATGCGGCAAACATGGAAGTCGAGCTACAAACCAAAAAGGGCTATGACTGGACAGCACATCGGCGGGTGATGGTTGCCTACTGTCTTCGGGATGAATCAGGGCAGCGGGTTGTAACGGATCCTAACGTACTGCGAGACCTTCCGCGTTCGGTTGTTGGGCCTCTTTACGATCAATGCTTGGATATCAACAAGTACGACCAAGGGGAGATCGAGGCCTTAGCAAAAAAATCAGAAAGAGCCGACGCCTGAAAGTGGCGTTTAGGCTCTGCTTGAAATGGGGAATCCAGGATCCGGCGGCGTGGATGCAAAGTCTACCCGCTGGGGCTTTAAATCAGTGGCTAGCGTGGGACATGGTGGAACCGATGGGGGAACGCTGGATGCAGACTGCGAAGCTCTTAGAAGCCCTCTATTTGCCCCTCTACGCACGGGCCGATGAAGAACCGCCTGACGCATCGGATTTTATGCCGGATCGCTTCTATAGGCCCAAGGTTAGCGCAGCCTCGATTCTCAAGCAATCGGCGGAATCCTGTAAGGCGATGGCGAACCAAGTGAAATCGATGTTCGGATTCGGAGGCAAGTAGCTATGGCGCAAACGATTAACGTAGCGAATATCCGAATCGGGATGAATGCCGACGGCGGCGAGTTCATGCGAGGCGAACTTCGCAGCATTACGTCGATTCTTAAGCAATCTGAAACGCCTCTCGATAAGTTCCATGAGCAGATGAAGCTCATGGACAGGGCTTTCAAAGAGGGTGCGATTAGTGCCGAGCAGTTCGCCCAAAGCGAAGAGTTCTTAGCCAAAAAATTCGGCGTTCTTACCTACAAAATGGAAGAGCAGCTACAAGCCGAAAAAAAGCTAGCGGACCAAGCAATCAGGACGGCAGAAGCGAAAAAGGCTCTAGCCGACAGCGCGGCAAGGCTTGAAAGGATCATCGAGGCAAGCCACACGCCATTTCAACGGATGGCCCAAGACGTTGCATTCCTGGACAAGCAATACCAAGCGGGAAAACTTGACGCGAACACGTACAACGCGGCGGTGGATGCTCTAGCCAAGAAACATGGCGTAGCGGCGATCTATGCCGATCGAGCGGCAGAGGCGAACCGCAAGCTAGCTCAAGCGGAAAAAGAGGCGGCCAATTACGCCAACTGGGTAGCAGACGCCAATAAGAGATTCGCAAGGGAAACCGAAGCAGCAACGGCGGCGGCAAACAAGCAATCCCTGGCGATGAATTCTCAAGCGTCGTCAATGCGATCGCTACAGATGATTGCGAACCAATACATCGGCATTGCGGCAGGGTTTCAGGCAATCAAGAAATCCGTTTTGCTTGCGACGGAACTAGAGAATAACGCGATCGCTTTCGAGGTTATGACGGGCTCGGCATCCAGGGCCAATACGCTCCTGAGAGAATTCAAGCTTCTCGACGTTGAAAGCCCTTTGAATTACGGCGAATTCGCCAGGGCCGGGCAGACGTTGATGCAGTTCGGCGTTGAATCGACGCGGGTATCTCAGCACCTTGAGCGGCTAGCAGCGATCAGCCTTGGCAATCGCGACAAGTTCCAAAGCCTTTCGTTGGCATTCGGTCAGACCCAAGCAGCGGGCCGATTGATGGGGCAAGAAGTCTTGCAAATGATCAACAGCGGGTTCAATCCGCTGCAGGAGATCAGCCGGACCACTGGTATCAGCATGGTCGAGCTAAAGAAGCGGATGGAGGACGGGCAGATATCCGCTGAGATGGTGGCCAGGGCATTCCAGACGGCCACGTCGGAAGGCGGGTTGTTTTACGGCATGAATGAGCGGCTGTCTCAATCTATGTCGGGCCAGTTCGCCAAGATGGAAAGCGAAATCAAAGCGGCGGCGATCAGCCTTGGAACCGACTTGATGCCGATGCTCAAGCAAGTTACTGGAATGCTTCGGGAGGGCATTGGAGGCGAGGGCGGCGGCGAACGTGGTATTGTTGGATTCAACATCAAGCTAGCCTCGGATGCTTACGCTTCGCTTTTTGCCGGGATCGGTACGGGCATCGAGAGTGCGTCCAAGTCAGTTCGTAATCTGGACCTAACTTCGGGCCTTGTCGGCGCGGTGATGGATGGCCTCAATGCGACGCTAGACAAGAGCCAAGAAATCAAAGACGCGGAACTAGACCGGGAAGCGGCGTTGATTAGGGCGGCCAACCAAGAGGGCGAAATAGCCAAAAAGAAAGCCGAGCAAGTCGAGCAATCAAAGCGACTGGCCGAAGCTGAAATGGAGCGAACCAGGGCCGAAAATCTTCGAGTGAACACGCTCAAGTCTGATATCGAATTCCAAAAAAAGACTTTTGGCGACCTATCCAAGTTACGCGAAGAATACGACAAGCTCACACTAGGCGACGATGAAGCAAGGCGGCAAAAGCAGGCCCGCGACGGGTACAAGCAGCAAGACATCGAGCGTTTCGACAACATGAAAAAGCTAGTGGACGCGGAGAGGCAACGCAAAGACGCGATGAGCGAATCGGCAGCGATCGAAAAAGAAATGATGAGCGACAAGCAAAAGGCTACAGCGGAAATCCAAAGGTTACGGGCTTTGTTTGCTCAGTTGACGCCTGAGCAGCAAGCCGGATCGATGGGGCAGGCGAACATTGCCAAGCAGGCTCAGGTCCAGCAAAAGCTATCCGACCCGGCGGTTGACATTGCCAAAAACATCGCCCCTGCCCTCAAAGCCGGATCCAAAGAGGCGGCAGCGTTCCTCTTGTCTCAGCGAACCGACGCAGCCGAAAAAGCAGAGCGGAAGAAATGGCAGGATTCGCTATTGCTCGAAGCGCAAAAGGCTAACCGATTAGCAGAGACTCAGCAGCAAGTAGCGAGGGCAAGGTAATGTCTAACGAATTGGTCGGCGCGGAACTTCGCAAGGGTTCAGGTTTTGCTCGCAAGGGCCAAGGCTTTCAACTCATCCTCGGCGAAACTTGGAACTACCGGGTAAAGACCGATCAAGTTACATCCAACCGCCAAAGCATCCTCTATGATACGCCTGGACTCCCTCGGGCCGGATTGCTCTACGGGCCACTAGGCTTGATTTGCGATAGCGTGGACTGCGATCGAGAGGAAAAGCACGCTCTTTACTGGAATGTCACGGCTCGATTCCAAACCGGGACGGAAGAACAAAAACAGAACAGCGAATCCAATCCAGACCCGGCAACGTGGATACCGATTTTCAAAATCGATTCGTTTGTGACGAAAGAAAAGGTTCTAGCCAAGGATCGATCAAGCCCATCTAAATACCCGGTCAATTCAGCGGGTACGCCTTTCGACCAACCGCTAACCGATACATCGAGTTTTTGCCAGTTCTCTTTCGTGCAGTTCGACGACCCAGGGCTAAAGCTAAAAGACTTCCTCGACCGAAACGACATTGTAAACACAACGGCATTCACGGCTCTCGGCCAGACGTTTGCGGCTAGAACCCTACTCCTGGAGGTTCAAGAGGCCGAATTAGGCTCATATGCGGGCTATGCAGCGTGGAGAGCCAAATACAAGGTCACCTATGACCCTGACACGCACGATGAGAAGCGGGCCGACATTGGGCCGTTTTATCTCGACGGTGGCAATAAAGTGCGATACATGGACGATACTAAGCACTTCCCAATGATAGGGGCCTTAAACGGATCAGGGGCAAAAGCGGCGAATCCAGCCGAGTTGGTTTTTCGGTGCAAAAAGGAAGTCGAATTCTCCACCATAATCAGGACTTCCTAGAATGGCCGATACAACGCTTTACGCTTTTAACAATGCCGACAGCCAGGCCTTGCTTGGCATGATCGGAGCGACGAAGCCAAGCGGCTCTATTAGTTCGGATTTGGTATCAACTGCCGATATCCTTGTGGCTGTGGCTACGTCGGCGATCACGGCTAGGGCGGGAACCACGTTGGGCGTAGGGACGGCATCGGCAAAGCAGATTTCGGATGCTAGGGTATTGTCAAATTTGTTCGGGTCAGACATCGAGGTTTTGAACGCTGGATCGGCGATACCAAACGGGGCTAGTTTGATTTGCTTTCGGGTTGGTAATCGTTGGCTAGCCGTGGAGATTTGCTAAATGGGATGCTTCGGTAAGTGCGGTTGCCCATGTTGCTTGACAGGTGCTGAAATACCTTTCAGCGGCGTCAAACTCAAAACCCCTTACGAAAACTGCAACGGCAGTCCAGGCGACCCGGTTTACCCTCAATTTGGAATCAACCCGAGTGAAACAGATTGCTGTTTCGAGGGGAGGTTTTTGTTGCAGTGCCAGCCGGTTTCCGAAAGCTGTAGCCTTTGGGCTAAAAGGGTTGTTACCAATTCATTTACGGTAAACTACTACCAAAAAGAAAACGCATTTCTGACGACTACAGACCCCGAGCCGGAGGGGTGCTGCGAATGCACCCTGGTTCAATCGAAATCTAACTCAGGGACGGCTACGGCAAGGCGGTTTTTTGGCACGAAGCGAACACTAAACGCGATCAAGATTACGATAGGAAAGACGCTTATAAAGTGCGACGGGGACGAAGAGCCGACTTGCAAATACTACATAGCGGCAACCTATGAATTTATCGTCGAAGAGGGGATGAGCCCACAGATAGACCACTCGGTATCAGCCCAGTCTTGCACAGGTGTTTTTCGCCCGGGCGATTGCTCCATCTCCGCTAGCTGGTCTACTGAGTTCGGCGAAGATACGGACACTTGCCCGGATGATGCAATTCAATACACCGAACTAAGTACGGTCGAAATCACGCGGGCTAAATTCTTCGATGAATTGCCGACGGGAGAAATCGAGATCACTGCCGATGATGGCGTACCGTTTTCGTGTTGCGACGGGAAAGTTAATTGCGGCATTTCCCAAGTACCTTGCGGGCTAAATATCGGCGGCAGCAATTGCTTTGGCAATGTACCTTTGTACGACGAAGTTGAGTTCGGCTACTTGTCGGTTTGTAATTTGTTCTTAGATGGGGGTCCATTGTGGCTAGACGAAGATACCGGAGAGCTAAAGTGCTTTGAGGTTCAAGCAAACGGAATGTACGAACCCGCTCCTTTTACATCTACCTGTTTTACCAGAGTCGCGGAATCTGGGTGCTATTCGCCAGAGCCAGAATGCGAAGGAACTACGCTAGGCGTAGATCGATTCGTTAAGGATGCTTACGACTACACAGCCAACCCATTGGGCAACGGACTCGAAGGCGGTAGTATGTGCAACGCTCTCGATGTTGACTACGTGAATCCTGGAAACGTAGCGGGCGCAGACTGCGACGGGAGTACACCCCCTCCAGGCCTTTGCACTGTACCGAATTGCTGCGTTAGCTATATCGACAACGGCTTTTCGATCGAGACAAACTGCCAGTACCTAGGGCAGTTCTGCGGGCGAAAGATCGTTGATTACGAATGCGATCACGTCAGGACTGATTACTCTGCCGGGGCGTTTTGCTTGTCGCTTCCAACTGTCACGCTGGAGCTTGTCTAATGTTTCCAAGGGACACGCTAAAAGGTTTTAATCTATCGTCGACAATAGGGACAAGACCAAGGTCAGAGCCAAGGATAACGATTAGTGGCGTGGTGATTGAGCGAAAGCCTAACCCTTGGATCCTATTGCACGATGGCAGCATAAAAACCATCGAGCAGCTAACCGAATGGGAACTGCTCATCCCCCAATACGGTTGCTCTTGCAAACGATTCTACGCCGAATGGAAAGCGGCTAATCCCCCCGACTTCTCATCCCCCGAAGCATTCTTTGCCTGGGGCGTTCGGCTGCACAACGCAGTCAACGCGAAGCTTGGCAAGCCTGAAATCACGATCGACGAAGCCTATAAAATCTGGAGGAAATCAGATGGCTTGGAAGTTAAAACAAATCTCGAACAACGTCCATGAAATAACGATCGACCTAAGCAGAAACAAAGACTGGGAGCAATGGGTTTTGCTCCGGTCGGATGTTCACCACGATAACCCGAAGTGCGACCAAGACCTAGAGCGGCAGCACTTGCAAGAGGCCCTTGATTACGATGCCCCCATCATTGACAACGGCGATTTGTTTTGCGCGATGCAAGGGCGTTGGGATAAGCGGGCAGATAAATCAGCACTCAGGCCAGAGCATCAGGGGAGCAACTATTTCGATTTGCTTGTCGAGACAGCGGCAGACTTTTATGAGCCGTTCAAAAGCCACCTAGCGGTACTTGGCAGGGGCAACCATGAGACAGCAATGACCAAGGCCCATGAGACGGACCTGACGGATAGATTGGCATCGCGTTTAAGGCATCGCGGCGGTATCGCTGAGGCTAGCGGATACGGCGGTTGGGTTATCTTCCGGTTTAAGGATGGGGGCCAATCAGGTGCCAAAGCGATTAAAGACACGGTAATGCTTCACCACTATCACGGGACGGGCGGCGGCGGGCCAGTGACGCGGGGGACAATCCAGACCAATCGCCTTGCTGTATTTACCCCCGATGCAAATATCGTATTGACGGGGCACACTCACGACGAATGGCAAATGCCGATCAGGCGGCAACGGATCACGATCTACGGCGGCATCTACCATGATGAACAGCTGCATATCCGAGTTCCAGGATACAAGGATGCATGGGGCGATGGCGACGGCGGTTGGGAAGTTGAGAAGATGCTAGGCCCGAAGAATATCGGCTCGGCGTGGCTTAAATTTTGGTGGGACTGGAAAAATGGTTGCGTTCGGTACGATTCGCAGAGGGCGAAATAGTGAAGGCCATAATCCGCAAACAAACCTGGACTATCCGCGACGACACAAGGCCGGACGAATTTGGCTATTGCGACCTCGAAGGCGATCGAGGCCAGCCTAGAACGATCGGCATCCGCTCAGGGCTAGACGAGGGGCAAGACCTGGACACAACGCTTCACGAATGCTTGCACGCAGCAATGCCAGACCTGTCCGAAGAGGCGGTGACGGAAATCGCAAGCGACCTTGCCAGGGTGCTTTTGGCGCGTGGTTTCGGGCGTTCCTAGCCACCTAGCCAAAAAAACCACGATCTTTTTCCCTGCGTTTTCGTTGGCGAAACGAATATTTTGGGAAACTTCGATATCTTTATCGGTAAAGGTGTTGACCTTTGTTTGGCCGGTCGATTAATATACACACGTACAGCAAGTCGCTGACGCAAACCACTAACCGGAGACGATACGATGAACGCAATAGCAACGCAAGCAGACTGGGCAGTTGAGACGGTGGCGATTGTTGCCAAGTCATTCGAGGCAATCAACGGCAATGCTTTCGCCTACTTGTCGGACGAGATCAAAAACGCAATGCTTTTTAAGATGTGTTTTTCGCCAAAAGTCCTCGGGCAGTACGATTCTAGCGAGTTGCTGCGATTGCACGAAGTCGCAGGCTCTTGGTATCCAAGGCCAGCACGCTAGCCCACTGACCAGCCACCAACGGCGAAACCCTTCGGGGTCTTTTTACTCACACTTTTTTGGAGACGATACGATGAACGCAGAGATGATTCACGCAACGCTCGGAGCCTGGGACGCGGTCGGACACTTGCCGATTTGCACAAGGCAAGTCCAGGACGCAACGGATCAACTGGCCGAGGCGGTGCAAGCGGCTCTTGAGTCTTTCGAGGGCGTCGATTCGGTCACTTGGGAACACGGCTCGATGGGCTCGATGTATTTCGACCTTTGGCACGATAATGACGATTGGACCATATCGGTCAAGGTCCGTGTAAGCAATCACAAGGCAGGGGCCAGGGCTTGCGAAAATGCAGCGGATATCGTTGTGGGCGATTCGGTCGAGGAAATCGCTAGGCAGCTTGCCAAGGCACGCCAAGCGATCGCAGACGAAATCGAATTGGTCTTGGGCTAGCCCCATGAAACCCTGCACCAAATGTCAGACTACCAAGCCCCTCTGCGAGTTCCGCAAATACAACCGGACTCGCGACGGGCTAGACACTCAATGCCGAGCCTGCCGACAGGCGAAGGCCAAGACAGCAGAGGCACGAAACAACCCATCGACGCTAGCCAATTGGGCACGCGGGACGCTGGCGAAATTACACTTAACCGAAAGGGATTATTCGTGAAAAAAACGAACGAAGAATTGATCGACGACATCCGGCGAGCCGGACAGGCGATCGATGAGAATTGGGACTGGGCTTTTCCCATTGGCAAGGAAGTTGATATTTTCTGGTTGCTAAAAATCGAAAGCCATGCCAACGCACTTGCGATCTACTGCAAGCTACTTCGGCAGCGGCTTGAAGCACAGCAACCAACACTAACTGAGAGGGATTAATCGTGAAAGTTCGAGTCGAATACGTAGTGCCTACCGAGGCCGGAATGGACGTGGAGTCTAGGTACGACGCGGTAGAATTTGAGACCTACCAAGCAGGGGACCACGAAAACTGGGCCGAAGCGGTGCTTGATTTCGTTCGCCCGGCGATCTACAGCGCTCAGCCCATTTTGATCGAGGCGTTGCACTTGATTAGCGACGGGCAAAATTTGCGTGGGTTTCTTGTTCAGCAAAAACGCCAAAAGGTGCTTGACTTGATCGAGTGGCTACAGGCCGGTCTTGCTGAGGCAGACGAAGCCCAAGACCCATCAATCCAACACTTGAGAGCAACACTAGCGGAGGGCGAATAATGGCAGAACAAATACCGGGCGTACCGGAGGGCTGGGAGTTGGTTCATGCAATGAGACAAGCGATCTATGGAGAGCATTACATCGGCTCAGACGGGGTTGTGCGAAAATGCCTGAGGGAAAAAGAATCAATGTACGCCTACCCCATCATCCGCAAGATCGAGAAGCCCGCAGCGTATCGACCGTTTAAGGATGCGGAAGAGTACTTGCCACACTGGGGCAAGCCGATCCGCCAAAAGGGGGGCTCAGGCTTTGATAGCGTAGTTAGCACTAGCATGATTGGCATTTACGTTGCGGCTACAGCGAAGATCTATTATCACTCAATGGCTGACGCTTTCGAGCAGTTTACGTTTGCCGATGGAACCCCCTTTGGAGTACGCATTGATGAATAACGCAACAGTCAACGTAAACACAACGCAACCAGCACCCTGGGAGGCCATAGGACGCAAGGCGGCATCGGCCGAGGGTATTGAGTGGTCAACCTTCGTCGGATTGGCGATCGTCGATCGGGCTATTCGGGTGCTCCAATTGGATCCCGTCGAAGCCTGGGCAGCATTGCCCGAACGAAAGCGAGGGCGGCCAGTCCACTACAACCCCAAAGACGCGCCAGCGGTCAAACGAAAGCGAGGGCAGTCCAATGGATGAGTTTTATTTGCTGGTTACGGCTTGGCATGAGTGGGGCAAAGGCTCGAAGCTACGCCAGACGCCGAAGAGAAAAACGCGGATAACGAGGGTGGCGAAATGCACCTTCGACAAGGACGCTGTTTATGATGGCGTTAAGACGGGCCAATGGTTTAAGATTGAGATTTACGACAGCCCCTTTCGAGGGATGCTTGACGCGGTTTTCGTTGGCTTGTCTTCCGACCCTGGAATCAGGGCAGCGGAAGCACTTGCCGAGCGAATGGTATCGGGCTTGTCCCTTGCGAGCGGCGTGAAATGGGAAGCCAACTGCGGGCCGATCGACGCCGAAGACGCGGCGTTACTTAGAATTGAATTGGAAGTTGTTTAACCTTTTTTGGAGATTGAAACGATGAAGACATTAGCAGAGCAAGGGTACATGCCGATCGCGGAAGCGGTAAAGAAATGCACTGGCCAAGAGCCACACGTCCAGACCGTTCGGCGGTGGGTGAAAAAAGGGCTTCGCGGATTTCGCATTGAAGCAAAGTTTGTTGCAGGCGAATACCTTACGACAGTTGACGCAGTTAATGATTTTATCGCCAGTGTCAGCAAAGCTAGGCTTGACAAGCAAGGGGGTGCATCGTGAATAAATTCGACGCGTTAGCACAGTTCCAAGGCTGGCCCCCTGAGTGGCAGCGGTTGTGTGCGGAATACTGGATTGAGACGGGCGAGGATCGGCCAGCGGTGCAAGTCTGGACTACTGCCGACAAGCTAGAGCCAGCCAAGAAGCTTACGGTTTCGCTTTCGCAAGATCAACCCAAGGCGGCGAAGGTGGCAGCTAAAGCTTCGATTGGGTACACCCACAGCGGATACCCAGTTCAGTTGTGGGAAAAAGATGCAATTGACGGCATGATCCATCAGCAGCTAAACGACACGGCGATTGCGAAAGCTATGGAGTTAGGCTGGCCTTTTCGCAGGACCAAAAGAGCATGGGAGCAATTAGCTTACGGGCGAAGGAAGCTAGCTATCGGGAAGGGCGGTTGTAAATAATGGAAATCCTTCTACTTTGCTTTTTCGTCGGTGGCTTTACGCTCGGCTCTGCTTTCGGTTGCGGCTGGACGCTATGGGCAATGATGGATCGGGAAAACAAGGCCCGCAAGGCCTCCCCTGAGTTGATGGCAACGATGCAAGAGGCCTACCGTGATTGACCCTACCGAAATCTGCCGAGCATTGTTTGCTGGTGGCTGTGTTGCGATTCTTTTACAGATTTTTGCTGAGGTGATTTATGGGGACTGACTATTACAAAATCAAAGCCCTCTCGCACTCGATGCTATCATGCTTGGCCCAAAACCCGATGGAATGCCGGATGCGTTACGTCGACGATCCGCCAAGCTTACCGCCAAAAGACTCGGCAGCGTTCGCTATGGGTCATGCGGTGCATTGCCTAGCCCTTGAGCCTGAGCGGTTCGATGAGCGGTTTGTTGTCGTCGAGAAAGTGCTATCGGCTAACTCGACGGCGGGACAGATCGCGACATTCGTTCTTGACGAAAAGACAACGGGGCAAGACTTGCCTTGGATCGCCAAGCCCAAAGGAATTAACAGGCGAACTAAAGCGGGTCAAGCCGAATGGGATGAGTTTGTCAGCGATTGCGCCCTCAAGGATTTGAAGATTGTTGACGACTCAGACTTTGTCAAGGCGATGGATTACGTTGATTTAGTCAAAGGCAAAACCATCCTCGACCAACAAGACTACGCCGACGCGGTGGCTTGCGTCCAGGCATTAAACAACCATGCCGAGTTTGCAACGATCATGGCGCAGCCTCGACGAGTAGAAGTGGAGCATCATTTTGATTTGTTCGGGCATCGGTTCAAGGCTCGGCTAGATTGCGTTATTGACTCGATGCGGCTCATCCTAGACATCAAGACAACTGACGACGCAAGCCCGGATCGGTGGAAGTGGTCGGCGGTTGATTACGGGTATCATCGGCAGCAGATCATTTACCAAGAGGCGTTGCGACAGGCTACGGGGAAGGGCTATCGATTCGCGTTCGCCGTGGTCGAAAAACCGAAGCCATCGACGCGAGGCATACCGCCGACCGTGGCTCTTTACGAACTAGAGGAAGAGTCGGTTTTAATGGGGGTGGAAGACACGCAAGACCTTGTTTGGCAGTACGAGCGACGAACGAAAGAAAACGATTGGCAGCAACCTTACAGCAGCGGGATCGTCCCGTTGCGGTTGCCAAGGCGAAGGGTTTACGAAGGAGAATAGAACGATGACAAAAACAACAACAGATCAACCAGCGGCAGCGGTAGAGATCCCTACGGGAAAACAGCCAACGGGGGCCGTTGCGGTGGTTCAGGCGGCCAGGAAGGTTCTTACGTTTCGGGAGCGATGTTACGAAATTAGCTTCCCGATGCTCAAAAGCATGGTAGGCGAAGAAAGGGCCAAGGAGGCATCCGGACGCGTCGCAGCGGCATTGGCGGCATCCAGGGCGGCAGCTAGAGACCCGAAGGACTTTGACCTATGCACGGTCGAAAGCATTGGTCGGGTAGTCGCAATTTCGGCTCTTACGGGCATCTACCCTGGGACCGGTGCAACAGCTTTGGCCTATGCGATTCCCAGGAGACCGCGACAAGGCGAAGACCCGCAGTTAACCTACCAGCTATCCCATCGCGGCTTGAACGCTTTAGCGAATCGGGCGGGGGCGCACATGGTTGCGGTTCCGATCAGCGACAAAGATCAGATCGAGGTAACTGAGACCGGCGACGTTGTTATTAAGTGGATGGACCTGGACAACCCACCAACAACCGAAGCGGAACTGCGGGGCGTTGTGGTCTTGGTTAAGCGACTCGATACCGGGACGCTTGTTTATGCGGGATGGGTCCCGAAGAAGCTTATTCACGAACGCCGAGACGTTTCGGATTCGTACAAGTACGCCGAAAGCCCGAAGGGAGATTGGTCTAAAGGCTCAAGCCCTTGGCACGCATGGTACACACCGCAAGCGATGAAAACGGCGATGCACTACGCAATAGCCCGAGGCTGGTGTGTGATTGACGACACAGACGCTCAACGGGCTTTGTCGGCGGACGTTGAGAGCGATATCATCGACGTAGAATCCAGGCCCCTGGATCGCGTCAAGCTTACCCGTAACGAACTACCAGCGATCGAGGGGCCAGCGGAATGATCGAGTCAATCTACGGGCTCAAGGTGTTCGTTGACGATCGTATTTGCGTCAAGGTTGAGCGAAAGCAAATTCGATTTCCAAGGTCAAGCAAAGTAAGGATCCGCAAAAAGTGGGCAAAGCAAGGAAAGAACTTTACCGAAAAGGTAGCTCATGTTGCATACCGACAAGGAAGAAACCTTTTTGTGTCGACCGAGATTTACAAGTCGCTCAAAAATGGATTGATCGACGAAATGAAAACGCACCCGCTTTTTAAGGAGGAGGGGCCAACGGAATAGCGAACCAGGATCGGCGGCGTGGTGGGAACACGCTGGCAAAACGGATGGTGCATCGGGTGCAGCTTCCTGAGTTCCGAACAGCAGGTTCAAATCCTGCCCGATCCTTTTGCCAACCCACTTCGAGGCGGCGTATGGAGGTGAATGATGAGCGATAGCGTTTTGATTGGATTAAACCGAAAGGGCAATGCTTTGCTCTGCTATTTTTGGGGCGAAACGGACTGCCCGGAGGTTGTTATTGCGACGGCCACGGAACATGTAAAGCGAGCGATCGCAGAAAACTGGACCGGCGATGAGGACTCAGAAGAGACCATCAAAGCGATGTTTGAGATTGCGTCAAACGACTTTTCGCTAGGTGGAAGGTTTAAGTTTGAGTTCGAGATTGGCGGGGCGGAGTTTACAGATGTTTGCGTGAATTTGGCGGCGCATGAAGGTATTCAATGACATGGCTAGTCGTATTTTTTGTTTTTGTGTGCTTGGTTGTTTTGGTTTTTTCCTAGGGTGCAAGTCACCCGCAACGTATGAAATCATCGAGGTGAAACATGGCGAAACGATGCTCGATATGCACGGATGGAATCGAGGCGTCTGGCGTCGACAGATGCCCGAAGTGCCAAGACTTAACAGACTTGAATATCGATCGGATTTCGATCCTGCTTCGGCACGCCAAGAAAATCCCGCGACGGGCCGAGCGGTACTTGGCCAGGGTCGAACACTTCCGAGAGATCGACGCTAAGACAGAGCAACCGCCGAAGGCTGCCGTTGAGGTGATGCCTGAGCCGGTCATTGAAAAGCGTTGCAAGATTTGCGGAACGCCCCCACGGCTCAAGGATCGCAACTGTTGCCGGGAGTGTTTCGGAATCAAGAAAACGATTAGCGACCCTTACGAGATTTGCCAGCACTTGATTCAAAAGCGACCTGAAAAGGCGGCTCAGTATCAAGCGATGGCCGACCAACACCGGCAGCGGATGATCGAATCGGCGGTTGACGCAGAAAGGCAGATCCGAATCAACAGACGGCTAGCGGAATTGGCGGCATCAACCAAGCCTTGCAAGCCGAGAATTGTGACAACCAACGGGGTCGAGTCGACGTTGAGTTATTGGCGGTGCGGGCGTTGTCGAAACGTATTGACAAGGCCGAATTGCTTGAAGTGCGAACAGATTATTAAGGGAGAGATTCAAGATGAGTAAAGTTGAAGCATTTTGGCAAGACGCAACGGCTGACGATGTTGCGCGGGTGATGGCAGGGGAGACGGTCGAGGCTAGGTTTCGGGATGATGAGAAATCGGCATGGTTTATATCGGGGCTTGCCGGGTGGACGGCAGGAATAATTCAGTGGTATTCAACCGACGGAGACTACTGGAATCACTGCCAAGTCTACCGCGAGCCCTCCTGGTGGACCAACAAGCCCGATCCGGGGCCGGGGTACAGGCTGCTTGAGAAGCTTCCCGATGAGGAGCCGCAATTGGGCGATTCTGTCTTTTGCCCGGACTCGGAAATTTGGCTTGAGTTAGAGGCTGGATTCGACCCAGGGCAACTGCCGACGCACTGGTATCGCCGACGCATCGAGCAACTGCTGAGCGGCCATCGATGGCTAGCTAACGGAGATAGGCTTGAGTCCGGGGATCTGTACTACGAAAAAGGGGCTTTGCTCGAAGTTGGTCACGAGTACTGGGGCAATAAGGTTGTGCTTGCCGAAGCGTTTATGCGCAAGATCGAGCAACCGGGGCCCGAGCCGAAGCACTACGTTTTGCGGGTTGGTGATTCGGTCGAGACGCCAAGCGGACATAAAATTAAGGCTGTGAGCCCGGGCTTAGAGCAAATCGAATTCAAGTTAAGAGCAGGATTTAAAGCGACCCTGCCTAACGGCCAGACGATCACGGCCACTGAAAAAGGCTTCGAGGTGGCGCAGTGAGATATCAAACGATCGACGCTATTTACGGGTCGATTTTGCTTACGATGCTTTTGACTATTGCCGGATGCGCAGTATTCGACATGGTCACCTCCAGCGACAGCGACCCCCAACGATATACCGTTCATTTCGATGGCATCGACTACCAGGATTTGACGCGAGATTTCCACGGACTATCTAGGAGCCGAGCGGAATACAAAACCAAAGCGGGCAAACGTATTGAGTTTCACGGCAATTTTTACGAGGTTGAGCAATGAGCAAACAATGGAAAGCAGCGACTAGGGGCGGGCATGATTATCGGATCACAGGGCGAAACGCGGAATTCACAAACCTGATCAGCGGCGAGGTCGAGGATTCAGGATTCGTGGTTTTCGTCCAATGGACCGAGGGCGGTAGGTGCAACCTAGACGGAGAAAGCCCATACGACCTGATCCCCATCGAGCCAGAGGCCCCTAGCCCCGCGAAGGTGCGAGTCGATTTGGCTTTGGCGGCATGGGAATACAAGATGGCTGCTGACGTAACCGACGCAGCTACAGAAAGAGAGGCCGAAGCCGAATTGAAGTTCCGCGAGGCCATGAAAGCATGCGGAAAAGATAACGCAGTGGTATCTATTTACGGCGCTTTATTCCTGTTTCAGATCGACAAGGACGGCTGTATTTTCGTCGAAGAAACGGAGGTGCTTTAATGATGCGGCAATGGCAGGAAACGACACGCGGCGGTTATTGGGTGCGCGGCATCGAAGAGATCGACAGCGAAGCCGAGTTCTACGATCTTCGCGGGGAAGTCGGCAATCACAGCAACGAGCCGCCTAGCGAAGATCCGTTAGACTGGGCCCGGGAAACGTGGCGTAGCGATGGGCGGTATTTGGTCGAGAAAGAAAGCCCTATGGATTTAATGGAGGTGCAAGATGGCGAAAAATAACCTTCTGCCTTGTCCGTTTTGTGGCAATCACGATCAGCAATGGATGCGTATTCTGGTGAACGACGAAAACGAAAAGTCTGTCCGGTGCTGCAAGTGCAACGCGGACGGGCCGATTCATAAATTTAAGACGCTCGCAGTAAGAGCGTGGAACCAAAGGAAACCAACGGAGGTGCAAGATGGCGAATGACAGCGAAGAAATCGACGACGGCGAAATCGAAATGCAAGTCTGGTACGTTACTCCGGACACCGTAGGAAGCAACACTCGGATTGTTTTCGACGACTCGGATGACATGCTAGAGTACGCGCACGAAGTGCTAGACGCCATGTTTGACAGGCTCGGCGAGGAAGGCGAAGAGGATATTGCAACCCTCACGATCGAGCAGAGCAAAATGACGCGGGGTGAATGGGACGCAATCGCCAAAGTGAACGGAGGGGATGATGAATAAATGGGAAAAGGGTCCGGTTAAACTGGTTAATGGCGAAGAGGCGTTTATCGACGCGATCAATGAAGGGCAAGAGGACTGGCGGTACACGGGCAGAGTTTGCAATCAAGCAGGTCACTGCACTGCTTGCGGATGGCACGCCAACGGGCGATACATGTACGCCGAGACTCACCACCCATTCAACCTAGCCCCTCCGCCAAAGAAAACGGTGCGGGTGAAGTTGTGGATTAATGTCTACCTAGACGGGGAGCACTGCATGCATCGAACGGAAGAATCGGCTTTGGCAGGCGGCGAGCACGCTCGTTTCGCACTCATCGAAATTGATCGCGAAGTTACGGAAGGGGAGGGGCTATGATCTACATCTACAAAGCCAGTCTAATCCGCGTTGTCGATGGCGATACCGTGGAGCTGATTATCGACCAGGGCTTTAGCAACTTTACTAAGCAAACGATGAGGCTCTACGGCATCGACGCACCGGAGATGCGAACCGAAGCAGGCAAAGCAGCCAGGGCGTGGCTATGGGAGGTACTACAGCCCCTTCAGACGATCTACGTCCAGACGATCCAGCTATCGACCAAGGCAAAGCGCGACAAATACGGGCGGTTTCTGGCGGTGCTTTATAAGAGCGAGTCGGAAATGGAGCAAGATATGGACTACGCAGACGCCGAAGGAACACAGAATTTTTTCCAGGGTTCAATCAACAGGCGAATGGTTGTCGAAGGTCACGCAAAGGAAAGGTATTGGTAATGAACCCCTACCAACCCCCGGACGACGAAAGTCAACTCGACCGGATCGAGCGGAAGCACCAGATCGAGGGATGGTACTTGCTGACGTTGCTTATCGTGGCTTTGCTTGCAGGCATGATTGAGCTCCTGGTCGAAATCGCTTCGGCTAGGTGGAAGTTTTAAGTTTTAATTCTTTGGAGGTGGGCGATGAATCGCGAATGGGGAATTAAGTTCAAACCAGGGCAGACCGTAATTCTCGACAAGAGCGGCACTCCCTGCGAAGTTCAGATCGAGGGAGTGCGTTGCCATAAGTCAATTGACTGGGAGGTCATTTACGATGTTCGAGAGATTGGCTCAAGGGTGGGCTACCCGGCGAGCCAAAAGAGCCTGAGCGGGAAGACAGCCAAGAAAGCGAGCCAATAGGAACTAAGAGGCTGGTCCACCTCGGCAAAGGTGCTTGCTATCTACCTAGCAAGAATCCCGCCAAGAGGAATTTCCTCACGGACTGGTGCGCGGATCGTGCCGGGTTTAATCGGCCCAAACGACCGTCGGCAAGTGGCGTTGAAACTTCCGTCGTTTGCCCCAGGGCCGTCCGTTCTAACGGGCGGGCGGCTCTTTTAAGTTTTGTTCCAATGGCTTTTGAAAGGCATATAATGAACGACGCAAACGAAAAGATTCTGAGGACAGTTGCGGCTAGGGGTGAGGCTGTTTTTACGATTGCTTGCAAGCCGTTTGAGCACTGTTGCGACTTCGAGGTGTTCGAGATACTTTCGAGCGAACCAACCACCCTATGGAATTTGCCGAGCGGAACGAGGCCAGACCCAACCGACGAATTGTCAAAAGCTGAGCGTTTTTTGCATGGCTCGATTAAATGGGACGGATGCTCGAATTGGCATTTCGATATCCAGGATGATTGCATGATCCATTTTTGTTCGGCTCAGGATGCGGCGGCTATCGGCGTTTTACTTAACGAGCTTTACAGGATAGCAGACGAATTGATACCCGGCGGTATTCGCTAGGGGCGGCTCTTTTACGCTCCGTGTGGGGCGGTTGTTCGGTGGTTTTAACTCAGGGTGAAATGATGGAAAAGACTTGCGTAATTAGAGGCGAAGGATTCCGGCTAAAAGCGTTCCTAAAGCAGGCTGGCTTTACGTTTGACACAGAGGCTAAGGTTTGGTTTCAGGTTGTCGAGGTTGACGATTCAGGCAGGGCAAGGCTCGGCATTGAAGACCAGGAGACCGACCTAATGAATACAGATGAATTTAAAAACATTCTTGAGCTTCAATTGTGGAAGCCCAAGAAGATCGAAGTTTCATTTGAGTAGCTTACTCCCAAGGATTCAGCAATGTCTAAAATGATTGCGTCAGGTTTGACCGCCAGACGAACACACAATCCTCCTCGGTGCATTTCTAGGCGTATCTACGCCAAGGCGGTCAACCTATGCACCGGGGGGGCTTTTTTCACGCAAGGACGCCGAAATCATGGCCGGTGATTGGATTAAATTCGAGACCGCGACAAGCGATAAGCCGGAGGTTTGGGCTATGGCTCAGTCCCTCGGGATTGATGCCGATGCAGTGGTCGGAAAGCTCCTTCGGGTGTGGGCGTGGTTCGATCAACAGACCCAGGAAGGTAACGCAGTTGGTAACGGTGCTAGCGTTACCTCCAGCGTTACCAAGGCGTTACTAGATCGTAGAGTTGGCGTTAGCGGCTTTTGCGACTCGATGATTCTTTCGGGGTGGATGTCCGACGATGGGCAGAGCTTGACCCTGCCAAACTTCGACCGGCACAACGGAAAAACAGCAAAAACACGGGCAATGACCGCAAAAAGGGTAGCAACGCACAAGGCAAAAAGTAACGCTACTAGCGTTACCTCCAGCGTTAGCAGTGCGTTACCTAGAGAAGAGAAGAGAAGAGAAGAGTATTCAAATATAGACACCCTGCCCGAATGGCTAAAAAAGGATTGGGTCAGATGGTTGGACTTCCGATTCGCCAAGGATGGGCAGTGGATGCCAGAGGCTCAAGCCGACGCGGTGATTATGGACCTACTCCGACGGGGTGAAGCCAAGGCCCTAAAGGATATCGAGTTTTCGATCAGGATCGGCGCGAAGAACATTTGCCACGATGACGGCGGGCAAGGCTTGCTAAAGCCGGTCGGCGGGCCAGCAGCAGGAACCCAGTCCGGCAGAAAGCTAACCAACGCAGAAAAGACACTTAAACTCATCGAGGACATGAACAATGGAAGTATCTGAAAATCGAGAATTCTTTACCAGAATCGCCATGATCCATTTTCCGAGCCTTGGCACCTACCTGAACAAAGAGACCAGCAGCGTACTCGGCACGATCGACGCTTGGGCAATGACGCTTCAGGACATTACAACGCAAGAGGCTATCTCCGTTGTCTATCGATGGAGCAAGGACGAACTACCAAGGCCCCAATACTACGAACTTGGCGATTTCGCTTTGCACCTCCGAGCGGTTGTCTTGCAGGATCGCGTCAACGCTCGCAAAACTCAACTGGTTGATATGATTCGAGACCGAGAAGAACCCAGGGGCAACTACAGCCATGTTTCGCTACGGCCGTACATCGCCAGGGTTCTTGAATCGGGCGAACAATGCAAGATTGGCAAGATTACCCGCGAGGAGCACTACGCGACGCGGGACCAAGTTCTAGCGGATTTGGCAGCGGCTCAGGTGAGGCGATGACCGACGACCACGAAAAAACCCGCAAACTCCAGGACAAAGTGTACTGGTTGGAAATGCGGGTGAAACTACTACAGGAACGAAACAAGGAGCTTAGGCAATGGATCACGAAACTGACGAACAAAACCCATCCGGCACGGAGGGCAGGGAAGTGAAGGCAGGCAATTTTGTCTGGGTTAAGTGCAAGGTGATTGAACCCTGCGAGAGCCTGATAAAGGTCACGCCGAGCGGCGACGATAACTGGTTTTGGGCTGGCAGGGGGCAGTGCCGACCCGTCGAGCCGGCCAAGGCTTCGGAAATTCCGGATAGTTCGAGCGAGCCGCTAGCGGTTGGCGATCCGGTGGTAGTCGTCGAGCCTGCGCACAAGTGGCACGGCGTTCGAGGCAGAATCGTATCGGTTTCCGAGAGCAATGAGTTTCCGCTAGAGTTCATTTCGGATTGCAGGGAGCGTCTCGGCTACTTTCGATCATCAAGCATTGAGCGAATCGACCAAGCCGACCCCATCAACCCTTCGCACTACAAGCAAGGCGGCATCGAGTGTATCGAGGCTATCAAGGCGGCTCTTGGTGAGGGCTTTCCTGATTATCTTCGGGGAAACGTCATGAAGTACCTTTGGCGGTACAAGGAAAAAGGCGGCGCAGATGACTTGCGTAAGTCGGCATGGTATCTGGATCGATTAATTAAGGAAGTGGGTGAATGAGCGACAAGCCAACACTAAGGTCTGTGTGTATTACGTTCAAGCCTCAAGACCTAATGAATTTTGAGCCACTAGGCCAAGACACGATCAAGTTTAGTTCCCCAGGGATCGCCTTCGGTGAGCCTCAAGAAATCAAAGTGACCTACGAGTGGCGACCTAACCCGATTTTTTACGTTGGGCGCAAGGTGCGAATCGAGGGCGTTTTGTGCGAGGTTTGCTCAGTCGAAAAGGACGGGTCGATTACGGTTCAAAGGATCGAGGAGGTGGGCGAATGATCTATCTAGGCATTGACCCAGGGCCGGTCGAAAGTGCGTTTGTTTGGTGGGACGCCGAAGCCGAAAAGGTTATTAGGCTTGAATCGATTCCGGCGTTTGGCATTGATTCGCTTACGATCGGGCCGCTACTCAAAGGCGTCGACTTTGTTTCCATCGAATGGATCGAGTGTTTCGGGATGGCGGTAGGCCAA